CATTTGTTCCATCAACATTAGCACATACAATTCTATTAATTTTAATTAATTTATCTGAAGAAACAGTAAATAAAGTTGTAGTTAATGTAGCTGTTAATGCCCACCCGCAACATTCACCGTAGATACTTGAGACTGATACTATATTTGGGTTTGCCATAATTTAATTCCTTTTATTGTTATTATCCGAAAATCATTGCCATTGCAATAGCTTTCCCTGTTGATATTCCTGCCGCTGCTGGAGTGACAAAACTCATCGCTCCTGAGCCGTCTGTTGATAATATTTGATCAGCTGATCCATCTGCTGAAGGTAATGTATAGGCTGGTTGAGCTGCTGCTGTTCCAGCAGAGCCTCTAGTGCTTATTAAGCCACCAGATCGAATATCTGTTCCATCATGAAAACATAATGTGTTACTGTATGGAGGAATAACTATTCCTGTTGCACTTGTAACTTTAAAAGTTATGGTATCGGAACCTGTTCTTGTAGTTCCATCTATAATTAGGAAGGGTTTAAGAATATCTGCTGCACCTCCAGGAGAAGATCCTGAACCAGCTTGTTCTGCTATATCTAAAACTCTGTTAGATCCTCCTGTTGTACCATGAGCCTTGGTTCAATAGCCGATATTCCTGATCAAATCGTCAGTTTTGATGGAGTATCTTCAACTTTCAGTGTTGGCAGTATAGACGTAGCGGATCAGGTAGTAAGTTTCAGTGGTCTTTCAGCAAGCTTTACTTTAGATTCACCATTCATTATAAGTTATGAAAATATTGACACAGGATCAGATACCTCTTATAGTAATATTTCAACGGGTTCGAATACATCTTATTCGAATGTTGCAACTGGATCAAACACAAGCTATACAGATGTAGCAGCTTAGGAGAAAAAATATGGCATCAAATTATAATGCATTAGGTTTCAACTTAATGACGACTGGTGAAAACGCCGGTACATGGGGAACAAACACTAATCTAAATTTAAATTATCTCAGAGATACGTTTGGTTGGATCACGTTCGCGATGTCGGCGGATAGAACTTTAACTATACCTGATAACTCTACTGGAACTTATGATGGTAGAGCTTTTATTATACATCTTACTGGATCAACTGGTGGAAACAGAGTTTTAGATATTGCTGATGAAGCTGGATCAGGCTCTTCTCCTGGTGGAACAGCTGATATTTTAAAACCATTCTTAGTTATAGATGGCACAACTCGAGCTGCTGGAAACACAATCACATTTAAAGTCACAGGAGCAACAGGGATACTTATTCCTAAATACGGTAGTGTTTTGTGTTATCATGATGGAACGGATATTCGTACTTCAGGAATGATAACTACTAGAAGTGGTGCTGGAGCAGTGGCGGCTCAACCATTATATACATTACCTTCAGCAGATGGATCAGCAGATCAAGTATTATCAACAGACGGCTCGGGAGAAATGAGTTTTGTAACTCCGGCGGCAGCAGGAATATCAACAGGAAAAGCTATTGCAATGGCAATGATTTTCGGATAAAAAACAAAAGGAATTAAATTATGGCAAACCCAAATATAGTATCAGTTGCAACAATTAATGGTGGTTCATTAGGATGGAACCTATCAGCCTCTTTAGACAGTTTAATCACTGTCACAGCAGAGTATATTATAAAAATTAATAGAATTGTAGTTGCTAATGTTGATGGAACAAATGGTGCTGAAGTTGATGTAGCTATTACAATGGCAGGAACTCCAGCTCAAACTGGTTTTGCTGTTAATACAGCAGCTGCAACTACTTTTTACATAGCAAAAGAAATTGAAGTTCCAGCTAATTCAACTTTAGTCATTACCGACACCCCTATTTATTTAAGAGAAACAGATATTCTAAAAGCTAAAGCAGAAGCAGTTTCTGACTTAGACTTATTTATATCGTATGAATTGTTGATTGATTGATTAGGGAGTTAAAATGTTATGGCACATTTCGCAGAATTAGATGGTAGTAACGTAGTAACAAGAGTGGTTGTTGTTGGCAACGATGTTGAAACAGCAGCAGGACCTTTAGGAACAAATGACATGCATGTTGATGGCGAAACATGGTGTGTTAATTTTTTCAAAGGTGGTACTTGGAAACAGACTTCTTATAATCACAATTTTAGAAAACAATATGCAGGCAAAGGTTATACTTTTGACGCTGCAAAAGACAAATTTATTACACCCCAACCACATGATTCATGGGCATTAGATGGAAATGATGACTGGCAAGCACCAGTTACTTATCCAACTGATGTTACAGATAAAAGAATTAGTTGGGATGAAGCAGGTCAAAAATGGACAGCAACAGGAGAAGCTGATCCAACTACTAATTTCAATTGGGATGCATCAGCTTTAGCTTGGGTATCCGCATAAGGAGACTCATATGGCTAGACCTTCAGCCTCAACAAATGGTGGTATAATCGGACCGACTAATGCAGCTTCATTCGGTAAAGATAAAACCACAACCACAACTTGCACAGGATCAACAACAATCACTACAGCAGCAGGAACTAGAGTTATTCAAACTTTAATTTTAGCTGGTGGTGGAGGTGGTGGATCCGCAGGTGATGCATCCGGAGGTGGTGGTGGAGCTGGTGGTTATAGGTGTGTTGAATATAATGTTTGTGCAAGCACTCCTTATGCTTACGTTGTAGGAGCAGGAGGGGCTCAAGATACATCAGGAACCGATAGTACTTTAACAATAGGACCCACGACTTATACTTCAACATCAGGTGGAAGAGGTTCAAGAAGTTATCCAAGTTATGGTAGTGATGCCGCAACTGGCGGATCGGGAGGCGGGGGACAAGGTTATACTATTGGCTCTCCTGGACAATGTGGAGCAGCAGGAAATACTCCTCCAACAACTCCTCCTCAAGGAAATGATGGTGGAGATTCTGTTAATTCTAGTACTTCTGCATGTGCTCAAGCTGGCGGAGGAGGTGGTGGCGCTGGTGCTGTTGGAGTAAACGCTATTCAACCAGGTCCTGCAGCTTCTAGTGGTGGTGCTGGTGGAGCTGGAACTGCAAATTCAATTACAGGATGTTCTGTAACTTATGGTGGTGGCGGTGGCGGTGGAAAAAGATTTCCCGGTGGTGGATGTGAGGGTGCTGGTGGCGCAGGTGGTGGAGGTGCTGGCGGTAAAGCTAATGATGGTGCAGTTGCTGGAACAGCTAATACTGGCGGCGGCGGTGGTGGTGCTGGTGGAGCACCAGGTTGTAGTCCTGCATCTGGTGGAGCAGGTGGATCAGGAATCGCAGTGATAAAAGAATTAAACAAAGCAAGTGGTGTGTGGTCAATGCAATCACAATATGAAGCACAAGTAGATGGAACATGGCCTGATGGAAGTATATTTGTAAGTTATTCAGCATTTTATTTAGCTATTGCTGGTGGTGGTGGCGGTGGAAGAAGACAACCAGGTGCTGGCGGTGGTGGAGCTGGCGGATATATTAGTTCATGGTGTGGATGTAAGTGTGGTGGTGGAAGTGAAAAATCAGGGGGCGATACTAGTGTAGTAGCAGCATTAACTATGGGGGAAGGTGCTTATACAGTAGTAGTAGGAGCTGGTGGTGCTGGTAGTCCTGATCCCGGAAATGGAACCAGTGGAGTTAAGTCCACGATATGTGGTAGCGGTATTTGTGTAACGTCATGTGGAGGTGGAGCAGGAAAAGCAAGTCCATGTGCTGGAACTCCTGGAGGTTCGGGAGGTGGTGGACACTCAGCAGGTGCTGCTGGAGTAGGAGTAGCTGGTCAAGGTTTTAATTCTGCAGGTCCACCAGCAGGAAGTCCTTCACTTGCAGGTTCGGGTGGAGGTGGTGCTGGCGTTCTTGGTGGACCTGGTGGTTCAGGAGTTAGTGGTGGTGCTGGAATATTTTCAACAATAAATAATTCACCCGTTCAAAGAGGTGGCGGTGGATCAGCAGCCGGTGGTTGTGGTTCTCCAGGAGGTGGAGCAGGTGGTGGTGGTACAGGATCAGGAGCTGGTGGAGGTCAAACTCCAGGAACTGTTAATACGGGAGGTGGTGGAGGTGGTGCTAGAACTGGAGGTGATTCAGGTGCAGGTGGATCAGGACTAGTAATATTCAGATTTCCAGGTTGCGCAGGCGTAGCCGTAAGTCCTGCTACTAATACCGTTGTAACATTACCGGCGCCAGATGGTGGTTGTAAAGTTGCTACTTTTACCGTATCAGGAACTAATACGCTTACAGTTTCATAATTTATATCAAATCTATTTACTGTCCCTTTTATTTGTGATAATATGTTAGTATAAAGACATATGAACCTACAGAATCAATATTGGTACTTTCAATCTGCAGTCCCTGCTAGAATCTGTGATGAGATTAAAAAATATGCAATCTCTATTAAAGATCAAATGGCAGTCACCGGTGGTTATGG